CCACTGCACCCACCGCCCTGCACAAAGACACGCACAGGATCTGCGGTTGCTTGTTCATGCTGGATCTCTGAAATTTTCATCCAGGCGCGTTCGGTGATGTTCATAGAGGTAGCTTTCCTTTGCCTCCGCGTGGCTTGAGTAGGTTAGCTTCTTCGGCTTCAACACGAATCTTTTCTTTGAGACTGCTGCTAACCAGTTTAGATATACCTTCTAGGTCAATACCTGCTTCATTGCAATACTGAATCACACTTTCCATGTAACCAGCTTTGGTTTCAACTACTCGTGTTTCAATATAAAGACTGAAATCATTGGCAGTTCGAAACTGCTTGGTGATGATCAGTCCATCAGTTAGTTCATTATTTTCTATCATATAACCTCAGGTGTATCGGTAAGACTGTCTGGACCATAGGTTGCTCTAAACAGGGCTATGGCTTCACTTAGACTGTTGGCTGTAACAGTTTTGGTGACAGGAGTCATGTAATCGCGAAGCATAAAAATTCCCTGGTACTCACCACCAGGTGAATCAGGACCAGGCTCAAGCTGACTAGGGCTGTAGCCAGTACCCAGAATGACGTTTGGAGCTGGACCAGCGTTAGCGTTATAGGTGCGCTCGCCTGGGCCAGGTTTCCTTAGTACATTGACCGTGGTTTGTTTGCTATTGTTCAGACTAACCAGGTACTGAACATTTGCTCTGTAGGTTGCCATACTGTTATTTATCTATAGAAGATATGTTTACCAATCTTGGTTATACGTTCTTTCTTCCAACCAGGGTTTACATAATCTGCATGATAGTATAGAGCGTCTTTGAGCTCGGGTATTGCATGTTTGTTACTAAGAAACTTTCGGGCGATTTCCTGGCTTTCTCTATAGGCTAAGTCAGTGGGTTTGGGTTTACTGACATTCTGGCACTTCCAGCTGAACTGGCAGACCTGAACCTTTTTCTTCTTTACAGTCTTTTGACTTACAACCTTGCAAATTGAATTTGGAAAATCACCAGAGGCTACACGATTCATGGTAACCTGGGCCACTGCTAGCTTGCCCTTCTTGGGTTCAATGCCAGCCTCATAGTAAATGTTATTGGCTAAACAGATCTGCTGTTTCTTGATCTCGGCCCTGACCTTGTTGGACTCAGGGTAGGTATACTGTAAATATGACTGCTTGTTTAGATATTTGCGAACTTTATCTTTGGTCCAGTCAAATGTTACTTCATAGATTATGTGACCAATAAAACTGGCCACAATGAGCATGAAAAATAATCGAACAAACGTTCCCATTCGAGAACTCCAAAATCATTATATATGGGGGCCGTCTGGATCAAATGGGTCAAGCATGGGCTTGACAAAATTTACCAGGGCCATTCTGTATTTACCAGCACTGGTTGGATCTGAAGCATATCGACGTAGTCTATCACTGACTGTAACCTCACGCGGCAAATCAAAAAAGATTGGTGTACAAACAATGACGTTGGCAATCAGTTCTACTAGGTCAAATAGTGCCACGGTTGGGTAAACCATGAGCTTGGCTTGCCAGGGTAACTGATCGATGTTTCTGGCTCGATCTATGTTCATCATGGCAACATACAGTATCCAAAGACACCAAAGTATGTAAATCATGGTAAGCACTGTACCTAAACTTATCCAACTGATCCAGCTAAGTATTTGCTCCATGATTGTCCTGATTATTTTAGGCTAGAATGATAAGCACGGGCAGGACGAAAGCCAGAAATCCTGGCAATAGCATTCCTTTATCCATGATAAACTCCTTTTCAAGGGTGGTGGGAATGTTTCTGTTGCCAAGTACATTCCCAAAACTCCTGCTTACCTTTTTTAGGCAGCTAGCGCGAAAACTTCTTCGTTTGCGGCTATTGGCTTGCTAGGATTACGTCCTTCGCCTATCGGGTTGTCCACTTACTTACTATTTGCCCCGTCGAAACCTGTACAGGCCCATCAAATAATCTCTCAGCCGACCTTTCGGTATTCTACGGAGAGAGACCATTTGGTGGACCTGGGCGGAATCGAACCGCCGTCCGCAGCACTGTTCTGCTTGCTTCATACAACCATACGTTTATTTATCTTTGTTATCCAAGAGCATGATTAGCAATGCTGTTGGTAAAACACTCAGACACAGAAAAAAGAAGACCTTCCAGAGGAATTCCCAGATTATAACATCTTCCATGCTATCTCCTTAGCCAGAAAAAATATGCCCAGACAAAGAAAATGATGGCGCCAATCAAACCTAGATTGAATGCCAGCGGCTCTAAACCAAGAAAACCTTTGATTAGCTCTTTCATACTTCAATGATATAGGAAACCCTGTATCGAGTCAAGAACAGAATTATCTAACGGTTCTGTTGTTGAACTCATAGACGTCCCGATATTCCAGTAACGAGTCGGCCCAGAGATCGCGATGCTGCAAGAATACCTGAGGTTCCGAATCTTCGACTGCAATGATAATCAGAAGCCTCTGGGTTGGTAGCTTGTATCGTTCCTCAATCATGATAGCATAGGCAGCAGCCTGCATGAAATAATTGCTGATCTGATCTTCGCGTTTGTGACGACTACTGGTCTTGAAATCTATGATGTGTCTGTGACCCTTGTAGTCGGCAACACAGTCCACGGTTCCAGCCAGACGCAAAAAGTCGCTGTACAGATTGTATTCCAGCGCTCTGACGTTGCTGATGTCGTCCAGAATAGGCTGTATTCTGGTAAACATGTCCTTGTGTACAGGGTTGCTTAGGTCAGGTGTTTCATTGAGCAGATACTTCTCGCAATGCTTATGAAAGCGTGTTCCTCGATTGGCTGCGTATTTGCTGATTCGGTTAGCCGTTTCCTCGCCAACGCGTTTACGCCATTCCAGGATATGCTGCTTGTTGTGTTCACTCAGTACTGTGGTCACACTGGGGTACGAATGACCCCCAGGTGTAACATAGTTTCGCTTGCCAGTTTGTTCATTGGTTACGGACTTTAGTTTCTGCTCAGGTAACCAATCATGATCAAAATTCATTTTATGCTGTAAGTATTTCTATGAAGTGGTGATAGTGTTTGATTCGATCGTCAAGGCCATTGGTGCCGCCATTGATTACACGAGTCATCTTTTCTAAATTTTCGTTATCGGCCCAGTAATTGATACCATTGGCAGTCCAGAACCAGCAAGCCGTATGAGTGGCATAGTATGGTTCAGATACAACCTCGGGCTTGGTTACCAGGGTGTGATCCTCAAACAGGTATTCGCTACATTTGGTGTAGTTAGATTTTCCTGTGAGCTGAATCAATCCACGTCCACGATAGGACCAGCCATCGCCACTGCTCTCTGGACCATTGCCCATGCGATTGGCATAGACACGGTTAGCAATCTTCTCAGGCTTTCTGGCATACTGATTGGCCAGCTCCTGACTGGGAAAATACTTACCAAAGACACGACGCAGACCGTCGGCGCTATAGTTTAGATTTTCTGAGAGTGCTGTAAAGCCACCGCTTTCATGTGCACACTGTGCCATGAAAGCCGCAACTCGGACTGGTGTGTTGATGTCGTATTGTGGCAATGCATCATTCAGACCCTCGAACCACTCCTCATGGTTCGAGACTCTGGGCAGCATATTCACAACATGACCAATATGAAAATTGAATTGAAATTCCATTTAGTTGCCGTACTGTTCTTCGTATTTCATCCTGGCTATGATGTACTCTTTGACAATGTCTGAGCGAACAATATCTTCGACACCGAACTCAATGATATCGAAGCTAGGCATGCTGTCTGCAATGACCATGAACTTCTTGAGTCCTGACATATCGTTGCGCTTGTACAAATCAGTTTGTCTAAAATCACCACAGAAGATGATCTTACTACGTTGACCAACTCTGGTGATAATACTATTCAGTTCCATGTCAGTCATATTCTGTGCCTCATCAACAATGACAATACTGTTGTCTAATGTGATGCCACGAACAAAACTGGTAATCATAAAACTAATAGCGCCCTGTTCCTGCAGACGCTGAAATGCGTCATGTCTTCCAAACAGGTCTGCGCATATCTCGGTATAAGGGAGTTGATATACTTCGGTCTTTTCCCTTTCGTCGCCCGGCAAATGGCCTATGTCTCTGCTGGGCACTGCGCTTCTTACTATTACTACCCGTTCGAAATGATTGCTCTTGTCTAAAGCCTCCTCTAGTGCTTTGTAAAGTGCTATGTAACTCTTACCCGTTCCAGCTACACCATGCAATAGCATGATTGTACTGTCTTCATACAGCTCGAAAAATCTCCTCTGATTGTCTGTCAATGGGTCGCGTACCTGCAAGTCGTCAATTCGAAGTCTCAGTTTGTTTGTAATAGTAACTGCTGCTCGTTGATTGACAGGTTTGACTTGTTGTTCTGCGTATGCTTTCTTAGCCATGTATTCCCCTGGGAGTCAGGAGGTATAGGTCCGATAGGCTAGGACGTACCCCCTATAGTTGAGTAGTTATTTTTCATGTTATTTCCTGCTTAGTTTGTCCTTGAGATTGGATTTGGGGTTTGCTGCTCCAATTCTACTTAGGACTTCTTTGAAGCCGCCGTCAACTGACCTTACGCCTAGGCGTACAGGATCTCCGGTTGCGACGGGTTGGGTGAAATGGTGTTCATAGTTCTGCGCCTGGCACTCAGGGCACGATTGATTGTCACGTTCACTAATTCGACAAAGTACATCAAACTCGTGCTCGCATTCATTGCATTTGAAACTATATGTAGGCATACTATAACTGTCCGTTGAAATTGATACGTATACAGTTATATATCAATTCCCAGAGTTTTGGCGAATCTGAAACTAGCCAGATTCTTGGCTTTGCTCTCGCACTGAATATCAAACTGTTCAGCAAAGGTGCTGGCCCAGAGATTCTTGGCTTCGTTCCAGTAAAAATTGCTATGAGCTCTGAGCTTACCCTTCTTATAGCCCTGCTCAAGCAGCAGTGTCATATTGGGCAGAATACAGTTCTTGTGGTCTGTAAGCACACTCTCAGGGCTCTGGCTGTAATGTATGACAGGACGAACACCGCGCCAGCTGTCTATGACTCGCTTGACTCGGTCGTCTCTGGCAGCAATGTACTCGCCTGTTCTGATCCAGTGATGATGTATGTCCAGCACCAGGGCACAATGATCAACAAGCTCTAGGCTCGAATCGAGACCCCACCGGGTTTCGTCGTTTTCGATTGTGATGGTGTTTCTTGCTTCTGTAGATAGTCTCGGAAGGATATGTTTGATACCTTCTGGACCGGCTCTACCCGCGATGTGGACATTGATTTTGAAGTCTTGATACGTTTTTCCGTACCCCATCCAACGGGCCATATCTGCATGATACTCGAACTCCTCTAGGCTACGACCAACGATATTAGAATCAGTGGAAGCAAGAACACAAAACTGGCCAGGATGAAAACTGAGACGTACGCCAAGCCTACGAGCCAGACTACCAACGTCAGCAAAATGCTTGCTGCAGTAGTCACGAACATCGGAACGCTTCCAGAAATAGCTCCAGGTTGGCTCAGTATATACAGGGAGAATATCACTCCCAAGACGAACCATACGAAGCCGCTCATCTAATGCTCCCACTCTTTCGACTAATAGTCTGATACTGTTTAGGTTATGCACCATCAGATCCCAGAGTCGTTGTTCGGCAACTTCCTTGGGCTGACGATTTAGCCAGGCAACCGTAGTTACTCTGGTGTTCAGGGCCTTGGCCGCATCATCGGGTTTGAACCCTTCGATCTGGCCTTCATGATCAATCCATTTGCAGCAAAATCCAACTCTCACAATTCGCTCCTGTATTTATCGATAATCTGTTTACAGACTACACGAGCTCGATTACTGACTATGCCAGAATCTTTGAGCTGGGAAAGACATGATATAACAAATTCAGGTTCATAACGATGCAAATTTTTCTCAGTAGCCACTCCATGTGTTGCCGCACCAAACACATTGATGGCTGCTATGGTAACGAAGATCTGTTCTTCGTCAAAGAGCTCAATGCGTTTGGTGTTGAACAACTGAACAACATTATGGAGATTTGCTCCAGACATTAGTAAAAGCCCATGGTACGTTTGGTGATTTTCTTGCTCTGAATCTGTGTATGGAAAATTTCAGCCAGTGTACGATCTTCGGTGCTGGCCTTGTAATCCACCAGGTTAAGTCGCTTTGCCAGATTATTTTGCTCCTCGGGTTTCAGAGGACGAAACTCAACAATGTCAAAGCAACGACCTGGACGAATCAGCGCAGGATCAATGTCCTTGATGCTGGGCAGGTTGGTACTAAAGATCATTTTCTTGCCCTTGGTGGTAATCAGTCCATCACCAATGTTCAGGAACTTGTGCATGACACTGTTACCATCAGTACGGTTACCCAGGAAGTTATCGGCATCTTCCAGAACCATGACTGAGTTTGAACCTTCGACGAAACGGGCAAAGATATAGTCCTTCTCTAGGATGTTGGCATCATAGCTAACCAGGGCATTGGTCTTGGTTTGCTGAAGCAGACCACGAATAAAGGTAGTCTTACCAGTTCCTGGTGGACCAATCAGAACCAGCACACTCGCGGAGCTGTCCATGTAACGATCATAGAAATTATATAGGTCCTCATCTATGAAAGGATACATTTCGCCAACAGGCTTGCGCTCATTGGTAATAGGTACTGTGGCACTGTTACCATCGGCGCTGTACATCCATTCAATGAAGCATTCGGCAACATTGAAGTTCTCAGACAATAGGTTACGATTCTTTTGTATGAAATCGGTATCGCCAACCAGACGTACTCGAACAGTACTTGAGTCAGCATTGTATTCCCAGTAGTTCAGACCAGAATATACTAACAGGCCCTGTTCTTCATTGATGATGAAACGACGCTCGGGCCGTATGTTCATGGCGTCCACGAACTTTAGAAACATTCTGGGCTCAGTCATTAGACTAATTTTTTCATAGTCAACAGTCAACCCTTCTTTCCAACGCTTGTGAATGATGTCTGAGGTGATCAGATCATCGACACTGCTAAGCCCCAGATGGAAAGGACTATTTGGGTCTGCAACTTCTTGTGCTTGTTCACGCATTTTTCTCACCATAAAAGGGTTATACCAATCATCTTCATGAAACTTGGGACGGAGACTGTCTCTCCTATTTCTAACATATCGTGGACCGCCAAGTTTGAATCTGTCCTTGACTCTGGAGACACGTCCACGATAGCGTCGTGCCAAAGACCACATAGCGACGGGAAGCTCACTGCGCATCATGGTCATTTGATTCCTTGGACTCTGCTTCCAGACCATCAAAAATTAGATTGTGAATGTCAAAGTATCCACTTAGCATAGCTGCCTCATAGGCCTCAGGACCAAAGCCAAACACATCATAGAGTACATATCTATAGCTTCCACGCTGCTCGACGTCGCCATCATGTATCCTCCGCGTGACAGCACAAAAGGCCTGGAGCTGTTGCTCTGCTGATAGACTTGACCAGAATTTTTCGGAAGCATCTTTCTCAGCATCAGTTCTTTGGATAAAGCTCTCATGCAAATCTTGTAAAGGATCGTCCTGAGTATGATCAATAACATCCACAGTCCAGCTCATGCCATCTGGCTGGCTTAGACACATTCTATAGCCTAGATTATGCTCTGGCAATTCGTTCTTGGACTGGAGATCAGCAATGGTCATGTTAGCCACCAAATGCGGATCTTCTACATCGCCAACTCTGAAGGTCTTGATAATTTTGCTCATTCAATTTCTTCCATTTCAAAAACATAATGTCCGCCACGACGGCTTTCAACCCAGGTATCACTCCAAAGAATATGATTTTGTTGCATGGCTCTGATAATATCCTCGTTGCCAGACCAACCAGCAGTACTAATATGAAACATGATCTTATCTACTGAATCTAACTCAGCTCTTTTGAGCTCAGTCCAGCCCCAGCTTTTGAGATGCCAGATGCTCTCAATAAACTTGAACCAGCCCTTGGGGTCATTGTAATACCAATGCTCAATTCTGTCAAGAGCATCTTCAGTCGGATATCCATCTTCATCCAAATAATCCTGGGCCGAATAGGTCATTGGATCTCCTTGCTATGATTTGCTGTATTCTTGTCTAAACGAACTTCTACAAAGATTGGTAAGAACAGACTTTCCTGTTTACTGGACTTGTCTTTGATCCTGGCATTGTATTTCACAGTGACAACACGACCAACTAAATCATGGCCCTGTGCCCAGAGTGCTGTGCGCTGGTTGTCTGAGTAACCGCTGCCAACATTGACCTTGATTACACCGTCTGCGGATTCGCAGACCAAAGCACCCAGACGTCCTGCATTCTTTCCAGTGCCACGCTCTAGGTCAACAATGACCAGGTCTGCCTCGAGCTCGCCCTTGAACTTGATATGATGCTTGCTACGCTTATTTTCCCAGATGCTGTCCAGGGTTTTGAGAATTGTACCTTCCTGACCTTTCTCCAACCATTTGCGAAATTCGGACTGAGCTTCGTAGTCATTGTTCACGGAAACAGTATGAACTAGGTCAATGAGATGACCTGTTGCTGCCTGTCCCTTGGCCACAGCCAGGGCGCTGCTAAGCAGCCCAAAACGGTTTCCATAAGGTACTGGATACACACCACGATAGAAATTCTTTAGAGGAATCGCATCCCAGAGTGTAGCTC